CCTATGAAAAGTAAAGGAATGAAAAAAGGTGGACCTATGAAGTCTAAAGGAATGAAAAAGGGCGGACCAATAAAGTCGAAAGGTATGGCCAAAGGAGGTCCTATGAAATCCAAGGGCATGAAAAAAGGCGGCCCGATGAAGTCAAAAGGTATGAAAAAAGGTGGGCCTATAAAATCCAAAGGGATGAAAAAAGGCGGGCCAATGAAGTCTAAGGGATACGCAGCTGGCGGACCTACAAAATCTAAAGGTATGAAGTATGGAGGAAAAGTATCTAAAGGTATGCGTAGGGGCGGAGTTGCAAAATCAAAAGGTATGAGTAGTGGTGGCAAAAACAGAACAAGAAAAAACACAAAAGCTGTTGGAGTTGCTAAAAGAGGCTTTGGTAAAGCCTTTATCAACTCCAAGAGATAGTGGCGTACCTATATAGCAACATCCCATATTTTAAGTGTTGGGTAAGAAGAGAATATACCCATAATCACGAAAAATATCATGGAGAATTTCTGCACGCTATGGCAGTGGGCGTTACAACTATGCCTACCAGATGCCTTAGTTTTCAAGTAATATTCACTGGTATTGAAGCAGAGGGAGAAGAAGAAGATACAGTACATGGCGGAGCTATGTGGGCAAGGATGCCCATAACCGCACTGGTGGCAGACATACCTTTTGAAGAATGGCCAGAACCTATGGCTGTTCACGATGCACAACCTTGGGATTGTTCTTCGCATCATAATTCTGTATATGTCATAGATAGGGCTACACCTTGTCCCTGGCTTGCAAAAATAGACGGACAATTATTTCCAGCTAAATATTTATTTACAGTAGATTATGCAGAAAACGAGATAGCTGATGACCCAGCGCAGCATAAACAAAGTCATGTTATGCAACTCTTAGATGCTGGCGAATGGACTGGTAACGTAGTCGCTTTACCCAACAATAGAGTAAGAGTTACACATCCAGCCTGGTTTGTAACAGGAGAGGGTCCACCAGATTTTCGTCCATCTGCGCATATACATTATTCAAAGTCTGATTTAGACTATACATTAGACGTAAACAGAATATTTGATAATTTATATGCGGAGGATGAGTAATGGCTGATTTATCAATAGCACAAAAAAGAAAACTTATTAAAGAACTAAAAGGCGCTTCAAGACTGCACGCTAAACAAGCTGCACAGATTGAAAGGTCTTTGAAAAGCACTAAAAAGAAAAAATAATGGCACTTTCGGGCAGTACAGATTTTGAGCCTAATGTAACTGAGTTCGTAGAGGAAGCGTTCGAAAGATGCGGTATAGAGCTTAGAACTGGCTACGACCTCAGAACAGCTAAAAGATCAATTAATTTAATGTTGGCTGAGTGGGCAAACAGAGGTTTGAACCAGTGGACAATCGAACAAACTACGCAAGCTTTAACAGAAGGCACTGAATCTTACACTCTTAACGCGAACGTAATAGATATACTTGATATGTCTTTGCGTAGAACAGTCAACTCGGAAGTAACCGATACAAGCATGACAAGGATAAGCAGGTCTGAATATCTAAATATACCGAACAAATCTACCAAAAGCAGACCATCACAATTTTTCTTTGACAAACTTACGACACCTGTTATCAAAGTTTGGCCATCACCAGAAAATTCTACAGATGTTCTTTTATTCAATAAAATAGTTAGGATGGATGATGCAGATACGGCTATCAACACTATGGATATGCCTTTTCGTTTTTACCCATGCTTTGCAGCAGGTTTGGCATACTATATATCAATTAAAAGAGCGCCAGATCGTATGCAAATGTTGAAAGCTGCCTATGAAGAAGAATTTAGGCGTGCCGCAGATCAAGACGAAGATAGAGCATCATTTCGTATCAAACCATCTATGAGGAGTAGCTATTAGTGGCTTATGCTGTTGGAAAGTTCGCAAAAGCACTTTGCGACAGATGTGGTTTTGAATACAAACTACACGAACTTAGAGAAGAATGGAACAATCTTAAAACTTGTCCATCTTGCTTTGAGCCAAAAGCTCCCCAAATTGATCCAAGGCCAGTAGTAGTAGATCCAGAGGCTTTATATAAGCCGAGACCGAACAATGATAAAGAGGTGGGAGAGGGATTTGTTGTAGTCACATACACTGATATAACAAAAGGCAACTCAATGGACCCAAATATTGTTGGGACAAACTTTCAAGGTGTTTCTTGTGAAGGGTCTCTTGGACAAGTAACCACTACCCAAGACATTCCTTCTAATGTCGCTGTGCTAGATGGACTTAGTGCTACATCTAATTTAGGTACTGTTTCAGTCACTGGTAATATAACAACTGACGTAACGGTTACAGGCTTGTCCAGCACGGCTTCTCTTGGAACAGTATCAGTAACTACTGAAACGGTTACAACCTATACAGTGACTGTAGTAGGCGGGAATCCATCAAATCATCCTTATCATAATTTTGGATCATCTAATAAATATGCGATAGACGGTTCAACAGCTACAGCAGATGTCACACTTTATTTAACAGAAGGTCAAACGTATAGATTTGATCAAAGTGATTCTTCAAATAGCGGACATCCATTACGTTTTAGCACTACAGCAAATGGAACACATTCTGGAGGTTCAGAATACACTACTGGGGTTACTGTGGTTGGAACGCCTGGAAGCTCTGGAGCATATACAGAAATAACAGTGGCTTCAGGAGCGCCAACACTTTACTACTATTGCACCAATCATTCAGGCATGGGCTGGACCGCGTATACAATTGATGCAACTTACACAATTTCTGTAGTTGGTGGCAATCCTTCTAATCATCCTTATTATAATGTAGGGTCAACAAATAAATTTGCAATAAATGGTTCTACAGCTACGGCTGACGTTACTTTAAGCTTGTCTGAGGGAGGCACGTATAGGTTTGATCAAAGCGATTCTAGTAACAGCGGACACCCGCTTAGATTTTCTACCACAGCCAACGGGACTCATGGTGGTGGATCAGAGTACACAACGGGAGTGTTGACAAACGGAACGCCAGGTAGTTCAGGGGCTTACACACAGATAACCGTAGCCTCTGGTGCGCCAACATTATATTATTATTGTACGAATCATAGCGCTATGGGCTGGACAGCTAACACACCTTGACATGATTGATGTTTAAAGAGGTATAATAAATTTATGACTTATACTGAATTGTATACTTTGATTCAAAACTATCTCGATTATAACGAGACCACTTTTAACAATACCATTCCAGATTTTGTTAAAAATGCCGAAGATCGTATATTTAATTTAGTACAAGAAGATTTCTTTAGGAAAAATCAAATAGGTAGTCTTACGACAGGTAATAGATTTTTAACTTGTCCTAATGATTTTATCTTAAGTTTTTCGTTAGCAGTTATAGATAGTTCAAGTGACTATCATTTTCTGGAAAAGAAACACCCTAGTTTTATGCAGGAGTTTACTCCTGATATTACTGACACCAGCCTAAGAGGGCTGCCTAAATATTACGCTGACTTTGATAAGGAATACAGCACTTCTGGAAGTTCTGGAACAACTATCACTGTAGCGCCAATACCAGATGCAAACTACTCAGTAGAATTGCATTATTTATACAGGCCATCCAGTTTGGTCACAAATACAGGGGGTACCTGGCTATCAAATAACGCCAGAGACGCTTTGCTTTATGGCTCTTTAATCGAGGGCTATACATTTATGAAGGGTGAACCAGATCTACTAGCAACTTACGAAAACAGATTCCAACAAGAAATCGCAAGATTAAAAAATAGAGCTGAAGCAAGAGGAAGACGCGACGAGTATCGCTATGACTCGCTTCGGACAAATGTAAGTTAAAAGGAGAAAGTATGAAGCCTATCAAGAAACTTGAGGGCAAGACTGTAGCTATAGTAGGTATGGGACGTAGTTGGTTTGACTACAATCTTGCTAAATCACATGGAGTACACTTTGACGAAGTATGGGCAATTAATGCCGTTGCTGACGTAATATTCCATGATCGTATATTTATGTTAGACCCAGCTAGTCGTTTTTTCGACAGTGACGATGCAGGAGGTCAAACAGAGTCAATGAAAAAACTTTTGAAAACACATGAAGGACCTATATACACATGTGAATTAGATGACAGGGCAAAAGGTTTAGTTTTGTATCCGATAGAAGAGGTGGTAAGAGATCTGAATTGTTATTACTTAAATAATACGGTGGCTTACGCTATAGCTTTTGCTTTATGGAACAAAGTAGGATGCGTAAAAATGTTTGGTGTTGATTTTACTTATACTGGTAATTTGTATTTTGCTGAGTCAGGCAGAGGATGCGTAGAATACTGGCTATCAAAATGCCAAAACTCAGGTATGCAAATAGAAGTAGCTAATTCTTCCACCCTATTAGACACATCAATACCTGTAGAGGATAAATTATACGGCTACCATCGTTTGGATGATCCAAAAATAATAGTACACGATCAAGAAAACAAATTACGCGTATTTAATAAAAGCCAAATAGAAGGTAGATCTCAGGATGAGCAAAAACCAATGCTTATGGACAGATATGATACACATCTTAAAGAATCAAAAGCAGGAGATCCTAAAGTATGGTAGATGAAATTACACCAGGGGCTATGCCAAGTTTGGGAATAATAGAAGCTAAAACTTCTAATTTCGGCGGTCATCCTCCTGAGTTTTGGGCGGAAAGATTAGCAGAAAAAATTGTTAGTGTTTCTGAAGATAGCGAACCTCACATAAAAGAACAAGCTAGAGTATATAAAGAAGCAATAAGACAGGTTTGTTTAATTTATATGAAAAATGCTATAAAATCTTATAAAGCTTCATTAATTCAAGAGCTAATTAAGGCTGGCGAGGAAGATGTAGCAAAAATTGTAAAAAGGATATAAATATGGCTATTTCATCAACATTAACAACCAGCTTCAAAAAAGAGCTGCTAGAAGCCGTCCATAACTTCAAAAATTCAGGCGGAGACACTTTCAAACTTGCCTTATACACAAGTTCGGCAACTTTAGGTGCTACTACTACTGCTTTTACTACTACAGGACAGGCATCGGGTACTAACTACACTTCAGGAGGATCTAACCTAACTAGAGTTGATCCAACATCAAGCGGCACAACTGGTTTTACAGATTTTGCTGATTTGACTTTTGGAACTGCTACGGTTACTGCTAGAGGTTGCATGATTTACAACTCAACTGATAGTAATAAATCTGTTGCTACAATCGACTTTGGCGGAGATAAAACTTCTACTGCTGGCGACTTTACAGTAGTTTTCCCTGCGGCAGCAGCAAGTACAGCTATTATTAGAATAGCGTAGCCCCTAAATGTCAGGCTGGGGTCGAGCTGGCTGGGGCGAGGGTCCCTGGGGGCAACCAGCATCAATACCTATAAGCTTCACCATATCAGGTGTAGCTGGCACTTCTGCGTTAGGATCAGTCAGCGTTGACGCTGAAGCTAACGTAACACCATCAACTTTAGTAGCCACCTCATCTTTAGGCTCTGTAACGCCTTCAGCAGCTGCTAACGTCACATTTACAGCACCTAATGCAGCAACGGCCTCAAATGGAGGTGCCGCAGTAGATGCTGGCGGAAAAATTGGGATCAATGGAGTTGTTGGAACTACAGGATCGCCTGTTGCTGGTGTAAATGCTCAAGCAATAGCATCAATACAAGGTGCAGTAGGTACTCTTGGCTCAGTTTCTGTTGATATAGATGGAGAGGCTAATGTTCCTGTAGCTGGATTAGGCTCAACGGCAAGCCTTGGATCTGTTGTAGTACATCATAATGATGTAGTTACCGTTTCTGGTTTTGGATTAACAAGTTCTTTAGGTTCTATAACAGTTATAGCAAAAGCAGGAGTAATTTTGACAGGTCTTTCATCTACAGGTGAAGTTGGAGAACCTTTCATACTTTGGAGTGATGTAAACGATGAGCAAACACCAAATTTTCAAGATATATCGGAAGATCAAACACCTAGTTTTACAGCTATAGATGACAGCCAAACGCCCAACTGGGAAGATGTTGCTTAACTATGCAAGAGAAAGGTAATATAATCAATTGAACGGAGAAATAAATGGCCACTTATGTAAATAATTTAAGACTTAAAGAAATTGCAACTGGTGATGAGTCAGGAACCTGGGGCACAAGCACGAATACCAACCTGGAATTAATTGGAGAGGCACTTGGGTTTGGTACTGAAGCTATTACTACTAACGCAGATACCCACACTACTACAGTAGCTGATGGTAGTTCTGATGCTGGCAGATCTATGTATCTACAATATACAGGTACACTAGATTCAGCCTGTACTATAACAATTGCACCTAACACTATGAAAAGGATGCAATTCATAGAAAACGGAACGAGTGGATCTCAAAACATAATAATTTCACAGGGTTCTGGAGCTAACGTAACAATCGCTCCAGGTGATGTAAAAGCAGTTTATTTAGATGGTGCTGGTAGTGGAGCAGCAGTAACAGACGCTTTTACTGGTTTAAACATAGGCACTGCTTCTGGAGGTGCAACTGTTAATGGCATAACCAGTAAAACTTTTGGCACAAGCTCCATAATGATTGGTGATGATGCTACAGGAACTATTGATGCTGCTAATAATAATACTGGTGTAGGTGTAGATGTTTTTGCAGCTTTGACTTCCGGTGATGATAATGTAGCGGTTGGTACAAGTGCTATGGCAGCAAACACTACAGGTGCTTCTAATACTGCTGTTGGTTCATTAACTTTAGATTCTAATACAACAGGAAGTAACAACACAGCATTAGGCTACGGAAGTTTATCTAATAGCACCACAGCAAGTGACAACACAGCAGTTGGTTATTTATCTTTAGTATCAGTCACTACAGGTACTGCGATGACTGCTGTAGGTGCAGGTGCTTTAGATGCTTGTAGTACAGGCAACTATAATACTGCTTTTGGTTATTATTCTTTATCGGCTAATACTACTGCGGACAGAAACGTAGCGATGGGTAATAGCACTTTAACTGCTAATACTACAGGTGCAAACAATGCAGCTTTTGGTGACAGAGCGTTGAAAACAAATACTACAGCTTCTAACAACACAGCAGTTGGAAAAGATGCTTTATTATCTAATACTACAGGAACTCAAAACGTAGCTATGGGCTATAGAGCATTAGATGCAAATACCACAGCAAATAATAATGTAGCATTGGGTTTTGATGCTTTAGGAGCTAACACCACAGGAGCTTCAAACATAGCAATAGGTTCAGCCACTTTAGATGCTAACACAGCAGGTAATAGAATAATTGCCATAGGTCAATCTGCATTCAGTGCTTTAGACCATACTTCAAGCACAAACAACTATGGCGTAGCTATAGGACATGAAGCAGGTAGAGTTGTTTCCACAGGCACATCTAATGTACTTCTAGGTGGACAAGCAGGCTATGATTTGACAACAGGCAGTAATAATGTCGCTATCGGTTATGGAGCGTTGTACGAAGCCACGACATCAGATAGTAATACAGCAGTTGGTTACTTTGCTATGTTGAACAATACTACAGGAGAACAAAATGTAGCTTATGGTGCTAATGCTTTGGATGCAAATACTACTGGTAATTACAACACAGCTTTAGGTAGGTCGGCTCTTGGTAGTGCAACCACAGCTTCAAATAATGTAGCTGTAGGCTATACAGCATTATTACTAAACACTACAGGAACACAAAACGTAGCAGTAGGTGCTTATGCCCTAGACGCTAATACTACAGCAAGCTACAACACATCTGTTGGCTATAACTCTACGACATCAAATACGACTGGCAGTCACAATTCTGCTTTAGGTTTTGAAGCCCTAAAAGCTAATACAACTGGAAGTTACAATACTGCCGTAGGTTTGTATGCTCTTTTTGCCAACACTACAGGAACAAGAAACACCGCAGTAGGTTCGGGTTCTTTAGATGCAGCTACTACAGCTGATGACAATACAATGATTGGTTACAATGCGGGTACTGCTTTAACAACAGGACCAGAAAATACTGCTGTTGGTAGAAGTGCATTAGCTACCGCAACTACCGCACAACACAATGTTGCAATAGGTAAATCTGCTTTAAATGCTGCTACTTCTTCTTCAAATTGTGTTGCTGTAGGTATGAATGCTTTACTCAGCAACACGTCTGCTTCAAATAATGTTGCAATGGGTTATTCAGCTCTATATGCCAATACTACAGGTGCAAGTAATGTTGCTTTAGGGTCTAATGCTTTAGATGCTAATACCACCGCAAGTAACAACACAGCAGTCGGTTCAAGTGCATTAGGAGCGAACACTACATCAGGAAATAACACAGCAGTCGGTGCATCTGCATTAACTGCTAACACTACAGGAACAGCTAACACAGTAGTAGGTGGTATTGCGTGTGATGCGCAAACTACAGCGTCTAACAATACAGTTGTAGGTTATACAGCAGGTGGTGCAATAACAACAGGTGGTAATAATACAATAATGGGTAGAAGTGCTTACGGGATAGCAACTACAGCAACTGATAACACATGTATTGGGTATGGGTCAGGTGATGCAATAACTACTGGAAGTACAAATACCTTGTTAGGTTCATTAACAGACCCTAGTGGTGGAACTGCTTCAGGACAAATAGCAATAGGATATGGAGTTACTTGTATTGGTAATTCAACTGTAACGATTGGTTATGGTAGTAATAAAGCTTCTTTAAGCTTAGATGGTTCTGATACGTCATGGGCAGCAACTTCTGATTCCAGACTAAAATATAATGTTGAAGATGCACTAGCAGGGTTAGACTTTATTAATGAGTTAAGACCTATAACGTATAAGTGGAAAGCAAAAAAAGATGTACCAACTGATATGGAAGAGTATGAAGATGGTTCAAATGAGCCATGTAGAGGCACAGGAAAAACGTATCATGGTTTTGTAGCCCAAGAAGTAAAATCTGTTATAGATAAATATGACAGCATTAAAGACGGACATAATATTTGGATAGAAGAGGATAGTGGTGTGCAAACATTAGCACCTGGTGCATTAATGCCAATGATGGTTAAAGCAGTACAAGAACTTACGGCAAAAGTCGTAGAATTAGAAAGTAAATTAAACGGAGAATAATATGGCTCAAACAGTAGCAGAATGTTTAACAGCAGCAGAAGATAGCGTAGCAGTTATTAATGATATCAATACTAATGGTAATAAATCATCTCATGCAGGCGGTACAACTGATGTAGATGGAAATGCTGTAGCAAGTGATTGGACTCAAGCAGAAATAAACGAATTAGTACAACGTAATGTCGACCATTTAGAAATCATATTAGCTTATGATGGTTCTGATGATACACCTAATGTCGTGGGTTCATCTTCAAGTAAAAAAACTACTTGTAGTGGTGGAATAACAACTGGTAAAGCGTACATATCGGCTAACTCATAATGGAAGAAACTAACTCAATAGAACAAGAGGCTACAGAACAACCTGTAGATCCTACGTTACAAAAAAGAATAGCTTATACTGAAACTTTACAGCAAGAAATTCAAAACCTTCAAGAGCAGTTAGCAAACATACAATATCAATTAGATATAAGGGTAACTGCATTAGTAGCGTATCAAAGCACTTTAGAAGTAGTTGAAGAACCTAATCAGGAGAAAAGTAATGGGACTATGGAGTAGAATAGTAGATAAAGTAACAGGCACTAAAAGAGTAAAAGTTAGAGCCAGAGACGAAGATGGCAAATTTGTTGGTGATGACGAATCAACGCCTGATGTTAACGAGGCCTATACAACCAAAAGAGTAAAAAACGATAAATGACAAAAGAAGATTCTGATCTAACATCTTTGAAAGTATACGAAA